CTGTTGATTGCTGATGTCACCTGTTTTACCTTGACTAAAATTACCATAAACATTTAAATTGTTCTCATCTATCACAGACCATTCTCTATCATTCACATCATATCTCAATCCAAATGAATTGTCAGCAAAAATTTGATCCACCATCTGCAATTTTACATCACTGGGCAATGATTTTACAAATTTTGGAATAATGGAATCCAGGACAGCTCCTGATGGAATGAAATCATTAAGATAAATGGGACCTGAAAGATCAGTTTGTATCTGTGTGCCATTGTCTATCACCTTGGTCACAGTGGCCCAACGAAAACTGCTTTCTCCCAATTGACTGGCTGTGCCGTTGGCCAGCGTGCCTGCTGCTGTGAAATACTTGCCGCTTGGGGCAACAAATTTTAAAATACTGCCAACCTGTAGGTATTTCAGCACACTTTGAGTGTAGGTACCCACTGTTAATTTATTTGCGTCATCATCAATCACACATCCGGTGCTTAGATTTGTGGAATCAGTGGCTAAGCTCCAATTCACATCTATGTCTGTGACCACTTGTCTTGCAGGAAAATTTGCTAGATAGAAATTGAAAAGAGTTTTATCACTCAGTATAGGTTCAATTTTGTTGTTGATGATGCCTGAAATCTCTGTGCGAGTGTCGTAGGTAAAATTGAAACCTTGATTGATATTTTCTCTATATATTACTCCATCATTTCCAAACAAGTTTGTGCTGGAATATTTGCCTGTGGCATCTATTAAATCATAATATCTGCTGATCCCGCTGCTGACTCTGTTTACAGATTTAATTTTAATTATTTCTTGGTTGACGGACATAGGACCAACATTGTAATCTTCCGCGGTGATCAATCTATTTTGAGTGTAAAAGGTTGTGGGAGCATTGACTCTTATAGATGCACTAGACTCACTGTTTGTGGCATTGTCCACAATGATAGGCAGTGTGAGACTGATTGTTAATGTTTCAACTCTATTCAACGCACTGAGATATGGCACATCTATTTCCACATTGCCAAGGTCAGCAGGACTAATTTTGATTTGTCTATTGTCACTGGTTCTGTAATATATTCTAAATGCTCCTTTGGGAAGATTTCCAAAAGTTCCATCAGCAAATTGCAGATTAATTCTGTCATCAATTCTGGTTATTACACTGTAGATATTTCTAATGTTTTTACTGCTGCTGTTGTATATCACATTGTTGCCGGCGGTGGCATCTATTTTGTTCCACAATGCGGTTTCATTTCCGTTAGAGTCTAACTGATACAACCAAACATCTGTTTGATTCACATTCACTGCATCTATACTCACCACCTGATTAGGTTGAGATAGGTCCACCACAAAATCACCTTGATTCAAAGTGCCCTGTCTAAAATGTAAAAAATATCCGTTGTTTGTGCTGCCAAAACCTCTACCGTCATCCTTGGATATTAGATGCAGACGGTTGCCAGGTTTTGGAGTAAGTTCTTGTATGGAACCATCCTCAAGGTCAGCACTGACCACTTCAAATCTTGTATTTCTACCACTGACACTTTTGTTGAATGAAAATGTTGGCACAGTTGAAATCACACTATTGAGAGCGTACAATTCTGTCAATATGTTACCAACTGTGTCAGTTTTGTTGGGACTGCCTATCTTACTTGTACTAGGCAACGCAGCGTTGATAATTTTTGTGAATTGCTCCAGCCAATCCTCATTGCTGGGATCATTCCATATCACAGACTGATTTGCCAAATTGACATTATTGCTGTCTATGACATCTTCAGTGGTGGTCACAGATTCTACTTTCAACAATCCGTTAGCACATTGATTTCTTTTGGCATTATAACTGATTAATCTTGCCAGTCTCAACACTGATTCTCTTCTTTCAGCTAGATCAATAAAATTTTCTCTAGCGTTGAGATCAATTCTGAACGCAAGATTTTGTCCCAAAAAAGCAATGAGATCTATCAGTGCTAGATATTCACTGCTGTCTAGATAGTCATTGAAATCTTCCGGATAATTTTGACGTAGATATTGTATCATAGTGCGTCGCAGTGTGTCAAAGTCGTAACTTTTGAATTCAGCGTTGCGGAAACTCTGATAGATTTTGCGCCAATCTTCGGCCAATAACAATCTGTTTATTCTATCTGTGGATGACATACTTTATTATATAAAACTATTTATTAAATGTAATAAAGTATGTAGTTAATTCTAGCTGATTAGCCCATTGGCTTGATCAAAATCCAGACGCATTTTTTCGCTGATATTGTAGGGCAGATACGTGAGGTTACATTCAATCTGCAAGCCACTTTCATACTGGGTCACAGTGACATCAGATGCCTGTGTGCGTGGATCATAATTCACTATGCCGGTCACATTTTCAATTATTGCTTGTTTCAAGTCCTCTGTGAGAGGTTCAAACAGTGAATCCCAAATAATTGTGCCAAACTCTGGGTTAAGTAGTTTTTCTCCTTTGCGTATGTGAAAATGATTGATGAGATCCTGTTTAATTAAAGCAATGTCATACAGCACAAAGTTGGTCAAATCAGGGTTCACTGTGCTGACGCCTCTGTAGGCTCTACTAGTGATCGGAGGCAGCACAGATTTTTTAGATTTAACCTGTATATCCTTGTACAATTTTTTTTCTTGAGTGCTCATAAAATTATTTATTAATCATTAAATGTGTCTGGTATTGGTTTAAGATCCACTGTGCCAATTTCTTCCGGATTGTTCCTATCTGTGCGCACACTGTTCACATTTGCAGGATCAAAATTTTCATGATGATTCCAAGGTTCATGTTGTGGCACACGTTTCATAATGCTGGTAGCGTTGGGCGAATCAAATGTGTACAGACTACCCACCGAAGCAGCTGGTGATGCACTGGGACTGCCGCTGCGTGTGGCAGGTGAAGCATGATCAGTCTTACCACTTGCCTTCACAGTGTGACTGTCACCGCCCAGAGTAAAAAAATAATCAGAACCTATATTTTCATGCAATTGCGCTCCCACTGTAATGTAACCACTACTGTTGGCCTTCAATAACCATTCACTGCTTTCTAATTGTATGTTTGAACCTGCTTTCACGTTTATGTTTCTTCCAGCTTCTATGTTGACGTCTCTATCAGCATTGAAATTAAAATCTTGTTTGGTGTGAATGCTCACACTGTCCTCGGCGTACACATCAATCTTGCCGTTGGCTGTCATCTCTATCCAAGTGGTGCCTTTGGAATTACCCACATATATGAGATCTTCTGAATTGTGCAACAATATCTGATGCCCAGTTCTTGTGCGAATTCTAAACAGTTCATTGTGTGGTCGTGTGACATTGTCTTCATCTGCCACATAACTATCATCTTTTGCAATGTCAAAATATTCGCTAGGATCTGAAGTGGGCGATCCTTTTCTAACAAATTTATCATCACCATCATCCATCACAATACTAGTGCCGCCTAATCTAGAATAATAACCTGTGAAAGTATTTTTTTGTGCGCCTCTTTTGTCTAGAGGGCCGGGAGTGCTGATGCCAAATACTTTGCTGGGTATTTCCCTTCTGGCTGAACTAGTGGTAAGACCTCTGGTTTCATCTTCCAGTAAACCTTGCTGTGTCAGTGTGTCTTTGAACAGTCTATTGATTGGTTTATTAAATTTTGATGGATCATTGTTTTTTAAATTCGATAAGAGTTTTTTGTTGTATTCTCCTACTGGTAGTTTTTTTCCACGCAGCTCATCAAATTCACTCACTTCATTGCCTTCTGCATCTAATATTTGATCAGTGATATCAGTGAAAGTTGTGCAGGGTCGACCATCTGGCAGCATAAAATTTGTTTGTTCAGTCTGCACACACCCTATCCAATAACCTTGGTTGATGTTGCCTTCCACAAACATAACCAACACTTTGTTGCCTACATCTGGAGGCACAAACCACATGCCATAGGTTTGTTGGCTGTTTTCATATTTGTGATTTTTGCTTACGCCGTCATAATTAGTGATGCCAAAAAAAGGATTCAAATATTTAACCACCACAGTTTCCGTTTCTTCGTTTGTGGCTTCTTCAGCATTGCTGGGCAACTGAGATTTTATCAGCCTCACTTCCAATGCTCCTTGATATTTCACATCCAATACATTTACAACCACTGCTAAAAAAGGTCCAGAATTCTTTACATTTTGTGCTTGACTGCCTTCTCTCTTTTCATATCCACGATACATAATACTATCTTATCCTCTTTGTTATCCTTGGACTTACGTCATTACCAAGCACATTTTTCAATCCATCATCCACTTCACTAAAATTAGGAGGCGGCTCTACGTCTTTAGTTCCATATATTGTTTGACTTTTTTTGGCATCACTTTTTTTCTTTACTTCTTGATTTATTACTCTAACGCAATCCAAAGTGGTTTTAAACATTCCACCTTGCCATGTGTTCATCATTCTTGTCACTCTGTACACACCGCTAAATTGTGGCACAAGAGTATAATTTTCGCCTTTAGTTTTTTGATCTCTAAAAATTGCTTCACCTGTGCTTTCATCTATGTCCAATGGTGTTCTAAAATTTATCACAATCACAGGCGGTTTCAACATAGATCTCACTGTGCCTGTGCGAGTTTTTACATCATTTGTGGGTGCGCTTGCAGGAGCAAAATAATTGCCTACTCCGTTGTCACCCACCCAATAGGGATCACCTAATATTGTTAAATTCACATTGAGAAGATCCGCACTAGAGTGCATCAGTGCATCCTGTAGCTCCATACTAATGCGCTGAGCATCTGTAAGATTGTTCACTCCCTCTGTTATCCCCATAATTGGACGTCTCATCACAGTGCCTGGTGTAACACTGCCTGCGATACTTTGATCATTGCTGTTAGTTGTACCGTCATTTTTATTTTGTTTGGCTGTGGCGCTAGAATCGGAATTTTCTTTTTCAACATCTCCACTTAACCTCTTACCTTTAACCCCATCACTGGGTATGGTTGCAAAATAACTGAATTTGAAATCAATAGCAAAATCTATCACGTCTAAATTTTTTCCTGTGTACAAATAGTCATATTCTTTATTAACGTTGTCTTGTAAAAATTTTTCAGGCACAATTGGTGCATCATTAGGTTTAGCAAATATACTGGCCATAACCCTGTAGGGCAGCACATTGTACACATATAAATTAGGATATCTTCCATATTCTGCAAATATTTTTTCATCCGGTATAATGAACACTTGTGTAAAAATTGTGAACCATTGTATTGTGCCTAGGTCTGACTTATCTTCCAGGATTTTAAGTGCTTCAACACCACACTCTGAATATTGTATCACTGTGGAGATAATGTTTTCTATACTGGAACCTTGCGGAAAAGTTAATCTACTACTCCTTAAATCTCTAAAGTCTTGATCAGTTTTTCTAATTTTTTTATTTTCATCATTAGTAAAAAATTGCTCTGCTACTTGACCTACCTGATCTTTAGTTAGATTAAGTTTGAATTTTCCTATGGGATTCACTGTCTCTAGTTTTTGTTTGTATTGAAATGAATTAGAAGCGGATCTAACTTCGGCACCAGTGGCCAACAATTCACTTCTTAGTTTGTCTACATCTACGCTGCCAGTATTTTTGTTTGATTTTTCTAAATCCCGCCTATTCTTTGCTGCCAAAGCTGTTGCCTCAGGAAAATTTATAACAAAATCATCCAA